AATACAGGCCATGACAGGGGATCAAGATGGCGATTCAGCACGAAAGAAAATCGAGTCCACAACTGGCGTTGGAGCGCGCGCGGCTCCTGTTCGGCTGCTATCGTCGGAGCGACGCGGCGGATCCTGAAACCTACGTTGTGGCGGTGTCGGCGTTGCTATCGACGTTTGAAGCTGATACAGTCGAGCATGTGACTGATCCGATTATCGGGTTGCCAGCCAAAACAAACTTTGTACCAACGATCAAGGAAATCAAGGACGCATGCGAACATCATGAGGAAATGAAGCGCACGGTTATTCCATTCTTGAAGGAACAGGAGCGCCGGAGACTTGAATGGGAGTCTTGCGGGCTTGATCCCGAAAAGACCTCTTACGGCGCAATTCGCCAAATTACGGATACTGAGAAGCAGTCAACATTTAGGGCTAATATCCCTGCGATAGCCGCCGATAACCCTGAAATGCAGAAGCGCGTTGGTGAATTGATGCAGAGTCTTGTTGGACAATTGGGCCGGTGAAACAATGGTAAAGCTGAAAGCCCGTCAGAGGTTAACCCGGCGGCCAGTGACCTTGGCGGCGATTGACGGCACGGGGCTGTCAGGGCCGACGCCAGAGCGCCTAGCCAAATCTGGCGGGGATTTTGTCATCGGAAATGATCCACAGCGCAGCGCTAGGGTCTACACGTTTAGGGATGGTTCCTTGGAGCGCCTGAAAGATCGCGGCAAGCTGGCTGACAAATTCAGCCGGGGAGGCGGAGAAGTCGAGCCGCGCTATGAAGCTCTGATGAAGTTTCGGCATCACTGGCGATGCGCCGGGATGGAACCCAGCTACGGTAATTTTGACCTGAATAAGGTTTTTGCATCGGAAAATTCAGGGTTTACAGGGCTAGCCAAGACCGAGGCGCAGGCCTTTCATGTTGGCCAGTATCGGGCGGCGGTGCGGGAAATAGGATTAAAATCCTCATTCGTGGTGGAGTGTGTGGTGTGTGCCGACGACACACTAGAGCGGGCCGGTGTCAAATTAGGGTACAATAACAGGAATGCCGCCGTTGCGGCGGCGACGGAGTGCATCCAGCGGGCGGCGGATCAACTTGCCGAGCTTTGGGGAATAAAACCTAGGACAGGTAAATAGTCCCAATAACGTAGTTGACACCACAAACCCAAGATGTAGGGTCAAGGTGACTCGCAAAAGGGGATGTTCCTATGAGTGAGACTGGCGCGCCCGAAGAAGAGCCTGAAATCAAGATCACGCCCAAAATGATGGAGGCGGGGGCTGATATTATTTTGGGATCGGTTGGTGGAGCTGATCTGGGCGAGAGTTTTTGCGCCCCAGGTCTGGCAGCGAAGGTCTATCGGGCCATGGATGCACTGTCGGACCGAAGATGATCGCGGCCTGAACATTCCGCGAAAATACTGTTAGCTTCTTAGCGTAGTCAGCAGATTTATTTTCGCACTTGACATGCGAGCGTAGATATGCCAAGAACGATCAGGATCAGGAATTGCGCCTAATGGCGTGTAAGTTAGCGGCAAGCGCCGGAACATCCCAGAGTACTTCTTTGAAGTGCAGGCGAGCAATCGCAATCATGGGCCGGGGGCCGTTAAAACATTCTAGGGGTCATCGGAACGCCTCTGATGTGTAGCTCACATCATGCTACCGGGTTATGGCGTGTCGGGTGATGCCAGACCGTCGCCCACGGGTACAAAACCGGAACTGCGGGGGTTGATCGCCCCGAAAGACGGGACAAAGCCGTGGGATATATTTAGCCTCTCTAGCTCAAAGGTAGAGCACCCGTGTTGTAAGCGGAGGGTTGCCGGTTCGAGTTCCGATAGAGGGAGTTTCTATGAGCGACACATTTTGATTCGGTCCGCCTTATTGAAAGACCATAATGCGCCATATTCTTTCCCCGTCCGCCGCGTTATTCCACGCCGATTGTCGCGATGCGTTGCGACAATTGCCCGACAATTCGATAGACAGTTGCGTGACCGATCCGCCTTATGCGCTTGTGTCGATCATGAAGCGGTTCGGCGGTGCCAACGCGGCGCAAGGTAACGACGCCTATATGCGCGCGTCCGCCGGGTTCATGGGTAAGACTTGGGACACAGGCGAAACCGCGTTTTCCACGGAATTTTGGGCCGAAGTGCTGCGGGTGTTGAAGCCGGGCGCGCATGTTGTCGCGTTCGGTGCGTCGCGCGGCTATCATCGAATGGCGTGCGCGATCGAGGATGCGGGGTTTGAAATTCGCGATTCGCTCATGTGGATCTATGGGACGGGGTTTCCGAAGTCGCACGATGTCAGCAAGGGGATTGATAAGACCAACGGCAAACAAATGGGTTGGTTTGGTCCGTGGCTTCGCATCGAGCGCGAGCGTCGCGGCATAACTCAAAAAGAACTCGCAAAACATTTTCCAAGTAAGACTGGCGGGCTTACGGGGTGTGTTGCGAATTGGGAGTTGGGGTTTAATATCCCGACAGTCGAGCAATTCAACACGCTATGCCACGTCATGTCGCTACCGTTCGAATATCTTGACGATTTAGAGCGTGAAGTGATAGGGCAAGGCAATAAGCCTAAACCGACATTTCATACGGCGGACATTGGCGGCGGAGCGCAAGCCAACAGTTACGACATAACGAAGCCGCGCACAGACGCCGCCCGCGAATGGGAAGGATGGGGCACTGCCCTGAAACCGGCTTTTGAACCTATCGTGCTGGCGCGCAAGCCGCTGTCCGAGGGCACCGTTGCGGCCAATGTGCTGCGCTGGCGCACCGGGGCGCTGAACATTGATGCAAGCAGGGTAGGAAGCGAAGGTGGAACGCGCAAAGAAGCGTCTGGCGTAAAGTGTGAAACAACCAGCGTCGGCGGTTATCTCAACTCCGAGGCTGGTTCGTTAGTGCCCGGTATGGGCCGCTGGCCCGCCAACGTGGTGCACGACGGCTCGGACGAAGTTGTTGGGGCGTTTCCGCATACGAATGGAAGCAAGCGCGGGGTAAAAGACCCGAACGGTTCAATGGGCTATCACGGCGGCGCATCGGGATTGCCGGGCGTAGTAGGCGGTTACGACGACGCAGGCGGCAGCGCCGCTCGCTTCTTTTACAGTGCCAAGGCCAGTAAAGCCGAAGCGGAGGCACTCGGTCGCTGGCCCGCCAACGTGGTGCACGACGGCTCGGACGAAGTTGTTGGGGCGTTTCCTAGTACCGCACCAGCAAAAGCCGGCAACAGAGGCTTGCAGCATAGCGGACGACACGGCGGGATCGCTGATATCGGCGGCAATATCAAGGAAGGCACGGATACGGTTCGCGGCCACTCTGACAACGGTGGCTCCGCTGCCCGCTTTTTTTATTCGGCAAAAGCGTCCAAACAGGATCGCAACGGCTCGAAGCACCCGACCGTCAAGCCGATCAGCCTCATGGAATGGCTTTGCACACTGATCACACCGCCCGGCGGGACGGTCCTGGACCCGTTCGCCGGTTCCGGCACCACCGGAATTGCTGCGCAAAACAAGGGCTTTCAGGTCGTGCTGTGCGAGCGCGAGGCGGAATATGTGACGGATATAAAGGCAAGGTTTGCCGGTTCGAGTCCGGGCGAGTGGCGCCAATATAGGAATCTCCGCACGGCGGAAACAACATGGCAGCAAGAACAGTAAAGATCAGGCATGACGCGGAAACGCGTGCCAAAATCCAAACCAGTCAGTTACTTAATCGCCTTAACGATCATGTATTTGGCAAGGACGGTAAATCCGTTGACATAAGCGCAACACAGATGAAGGCGATTGAGATCCTCTTAAAGAAGACGTTGCCGGATTTGAGCGCCGTTGAAATGTCCGGGGATGCGGATTCGCCAATGAAAATGGTGATCGAGTGGCAGAACAAAGGGTAATTATCCCTTATTCTCCGCGCGATCAATTCAGGCCCTACCACAACCGAACGAGCCGCTTTGCCAAGATCGTTGCGCACCGCCGGTTTGGTAAGACGGTCGGCTGCATCAACGACAAGATCAAGGCGGCGTTAAAGAACGAGCGGATTGACCCGCCGCCGCGTTATGCTTACGTTGCCCCGACATATACACAGGCCAAAGACATTGCTTGGGGCTATCTGAAACACTATTCGGCACCGATTCCGGGTATTGAGAAGTCAGAATCCGAGCTTTGGGTGAGATACCCGAACGGGGCTCAGATCAGGCTTTACGGTGCCGACAATTACGACCGCATGCGCGGCCTGTACTTTGACGGCGTGACGATTGACGAGCCTGCGCAGATTGATCCTAGGGCATGGCCCGAGGTGATTCGCCCGACGCTCGCTGATTATCGAGGTTGGGCGACATTCATCGGCACCCCGAAGGGCCGGGACTGGTTTTATAAGATTGACCAGCTTCCGAACGGTGAGCTGGATCCTGAGTTTTTCAGGCTGACACTCAAGGCCAGCGAGACGGGGATTATTTTGCCGGAAGAGCTTGAGAGTGTCCGGCGCGGGTTGACTGAGGAACAGTACGCGCAGGAATTTGAGTGTTCGTTCGAGGCGGCTGTTATTGGGGCGTATTATGGCCGCCTGATGGCTAAGGCGGAAGAAGAAGGGCGCATCACTGGCGTGCCGTATGAGCCTGTCTCCCCGGTTTGGACGGCGTGGGATTTGGGTATTTCGGATTCGACTGCGATTTGGTTCGCACAAGTTGTTGGCCGTGAAATCAGGATTATCGACTATTACGAATCGAGCGGTGCTGATCTCGGACACTACGTCCGCGAAATCAACAATAAGCCTTACACCTATGCCGGACACATTGTCCCGCATGACGCGCAGGCCAGAGAATTGGGAACCGGCAAGACGCGCCTTGAGGTTCTTGAAGGGCTAGGACTGAAGAACATTACGGTTGCCGCAATGCATCGTGTCGAGGATGGCATCAACGCGGTTCGCGTGATGCTCCCCAAATGCTGGTTTGACGCAGCGAAGTGTTCACGCGGTATTGATGCGATGAAGCTCTATCGTGCTGAATACGACGACAAGCTTCAAACGCTGAAACCACGGCCCGTCCATGACTGGACAAGCCACGCGGCTGACTCCGCGCGCTATCTTGCCATGACGCTCGATGGTGTTGCAAACCAGACCAAGATTGACATGAACAGAAGTTTTGCGCCGCGCGGTCGTGGCTCATGGATGGGTGGATAATTGGCTGAATCAGACACGCCTCGCAGCAAAGAGAAAACAGATAGCGATGACGTGTTGAAGGATATGCGCGCGCGCTGGGATCGTTCCTATGACCGCGAAAAGCACAACATCACGGCAGCCTATGAGGACTTGACATTCCTGTGCGGCGACGATTACGCGCAATGGCCCGCTGAGGAGAGAAAACGCCGCGAGAATGATGGCCGCCCGGTTTTGCAAGAAAACAGGTTGCCGACCTTTGTCCATCAGGTGACTGGCGATATACGCCAGCTCAAGCCCGCGATCAAATTTGTCCCGGTCGATAATGAGGCCGACGAAAAGCGTGCTGAGATTATTGGGAGCCTGACTCGATATATCGAAAACCGATCTGAGGCCGGTGCGATCTATTTCAGGGCCGCTGATAGTCAGGTTGCATGTGGCATCGGACACTGGCGCGTTCTGACCGAGTATGCCGACGATACAACCTTCAATCAGGAAATCAGAATCGCTCCGATTGAGGATGGTGTCGCGGTCTTATGGGACGCTGATTCGGTTCTGCCGTCGCGCGAGGATGCGATGTATTGCTTCGTCCCAGTCGATATGACGCGGGCGAGTTTCGAGGCTAAATACCCCGGCAAAACGCCAAATGAAATTGGTGATATTGGCTGGAATAATGCCAGCGAATGGGTGGCCGATGATTTTGTGCGCGTTGCGGAATATTGGACAAAGGTTCCGACAAAGCGAAAATTAGCACTACACCCCGATGGCCAAATCTCTGAAATCACAGATGCGGACCAGTCGGAAATCGCGACGCATCTCGCACACGGTGCGAGAGTTGAAACGCGCGATAGCCACAAAGTTGTCAGGTATCTGGTGACGGCGACGGATATACTCGAAGGCCCCTCTGACTGGGCCGGACGGCATATTCCGATTGTCCCGCTGGTCGGCGAGGAATACCGGATCGGTCGCAAGCTGATCCGAAACGGTATCGTGCGGAATGCCAAAGACCCGCAACGGATGCTGAACTATTATTACTCGGCGCATACCGAGACGGTGGCTTTGCAGCCCAAAGCGCCGTTTATGGTGACGGAAGTCAACGTCGCCAAGTATCAAGACCTTTGGGAAGATGCCAACCGGCGCAATCTGCCGTATCTGGTCTATGAGCCGGATTCAAAGAATGGCGGTTCGATGCCGTCGCGTATTCAGCCGCCTGTATCCTCTCAAGGCGTGTTGGAGGGCTTGCAGCTTGCCGGTGATGGCTTGAAGGCTGTCACGGGGATTTATGATGCGTCTCTTGGCGCTCGCAGCAATGAAACCAGCGGCAAAGCCATTATGGCCCGCCAGCGCGAGGGCGATGTTGGGACGTTCCTGTATATTGATAATTTTGCCCGCGCCGTCCGCCGCACAGGCCAGATCATTGTTGACCTGATCCCTCATGTCTATGACACCGAGCGCACCATTCGGATCATGGGTGAAGATGGCCGCATTGACGTAATCGAGATTAACAAGGCAGAGGGCCTTGGTGATAGCGGCCAGTATGTCAACGACATTACGGTTGGTTCTTATGATGTTGTTGCCCAAATGGGTCCGAGCTATACGACTAAGCGCGAGGAAGCCAAAGAGGGCATGATTGCCTTTGTGCAGGCTGTCCCAAAAGCGGGTGAATTGATCCTTGATCTTCTGGCAAAGGCGCAAGACTGGCCGATGGCGGACGATATTGCCAAACGGTTGCGCGCCACTTTGCCGCCACAGATGCTTAAATCCGAGGAATTGGAGAAGCAGGGCGCAACGCCTGAGCAGATTCAGCAGTTCATGGACCAGCAGCAACAGAACCAGCCGCCACCGCCTGAGCTGATGAAGTTGCAGGCTGAAATGCAGATCAGGCAGGCCCAGATGCAGTTCGAGCAGGAAAAGGCCGCGACTGATGCCCAGATCGAGGCCGCAAAATTGCAGGAAGATGCAAGGCAGGCCGACGCCAAGTTGCAGGCCGAGATTATGCTTGAGCGTGAAAAGATCGCTTCTGAGGAACGTATCGCGTTCGCAAAGATGAATATGGATGCTGAGGCAAGGGAGCGTGACGCGCACATGCGCGCGGCTTCTGCCGCCGCTCAGCACCTATCAGATTTCCGGCACCAGCCGGAGAATACAGCTTCGTAGCAGGCTTACGCATTCGGCGTTTGCCGCACGTTGATGACACCGCCTCATGGCGGTTTTTTGTTGGAAAGACCAAATGGACGGGCAAGACACCCAGACTATTGAGCAGGCCGTCACTGACGCGCCAGCCACAGCCGAAACGTCGCAGGCTTTGGAAACTGAGGTCAATCAGACCGAACAGACCGAAGCCAAAACAGAGACAGAACAGCAAGATTCGGAAGTCGAATCCGAAGGTGACGAGCAGCCGGACAAGCCGCGAAAGCTATCCCGATACGATCGCATGAAGCGGCGTATGTCGGCGATGGCTACTGAGCTTGATGGATACCGTTCCCAGTTCGCAAGCCGCGAGTCTGGTAATGATCCGCCCAGGGCCGCCGAACCCAAAGAGGACGACTATAACGGCGATTATACATCCTACCTTGCAGACCTTGCGGCCTTTCGTGCCGCCAAGCGAATCGAGGAACGCCTTGAAGCGCGTGATCAGGCGACGTTTGCTGAACGTCAGCACAAGGTAGCTCGCGAGGCAATGGATGACTTTATCGAACGAGCTGAGGAAGCAAAAACCCGCATTCCTGACTTTGATGACAAGATCAAAGCCTTTCAGGACATGGGCGGCAAGTTTGCGCCTCACGTCATCGAGGAAGTCAGGGATAGCGATAAGGGGCCACAACTGGCCTATTTTCTCGCAAGCAATCCCGCAATCGCTGCTGAATTGAATGCACTAAACCCTCGCGATGCGGCCCGTGAAATCGGGCGCATTGAAGCGAGTCTGTCTCTGCCGAAACCGAAGAAACAAACGCAGGCACCTGCACCGGTTCAGCCGCCTATGGGCGGTTCGGCTCCACTGAAAGACGTTTACGCGGCGGCGAAGTCTGATGACATGGCCGCTTACATCAAAATGCGTAACGCCGAGGAAGCTAAAAAGACCCGGTAGGGCTGTCTGCAAAACCTTTGAAAGGTTGAGCAGAAATGTCTAATACCAGTTTGACGGCGGACATCATTGCCGCCGAGGCTATCCGAGTTCTCGACAATAACTGTGTGATGGGCAATCTTGTCTATCGCGGTTATGAGGAAGAGTTCAGCAAGAAAATCAACGGTTATACCGTTGGCGAAACGATCTCCGTGCGTCGTCCCACCGACTTCACGGTGCGTGATGGTGCAACCGCGTCTATTCAGGACGTTGTGGAAGGCAAGTTCTCTATTGCGGTTGACAAGCAGAAGGGCGTTGACTTCAAGTTTACATCGTCTGATTTGACGCTGCAAATCGGTCAGTTGTCCGAGCGTGTTATCAAGCCCGCGATGGTGCAGCTTGCTAACCAGATCGACCGCGACGTTGCGGCGCTTTACAAAGACGTGTGGAATTGGGTCGGCACCGCTGGCCAGACCATTGATTCCTTCACTGACTTTGCGAAAGCACCGGAACGTCTCGATCTTGGCGCGGTCCCGCAGGATGATCGTTCGGCAGTTCTCTCGCCGACTGACCAATGGGGCATGCTTGGTTCTCAGACTTCCTTGTATATGCAGGATGTCGCCAAGGACGCCTATCGTCGCGGCAAACTCGGCATGATCGGCAGCATTGACACCTATTCCAGCCAGAACGTGCAGACGCACACCGGCGGAACGCGTGACAATACCACGCCGCTTGTGAAGGGCGCTTCGCAGACGACCGACTGGGCCACGTCGAAAGACACTGGCACCATGACCTTGAACACGGACGGCTGGGATGCTTCGGTGACGATCAAGCAGGGTGATGTGTTCACGATTGGTGGCGTGTATGCCGTTAACCCCGTGACCAAGGTCACGCTGCCGCACTTGCAACAGTTCGTTGTCAAGGCTGACGCGACCGCGAATGCGACCACGACCAGCACCACGACTCTGACAATCTCGCCTCCGATCATCACTTCGGGTGCGTTCCAGACCGTGAGTGCGGCTCCTGCCGATGACGCCATTGTTACCGTTGTCGGTTCGGCCTCCACTGGCTACGCGCAGAACATGGTGTTCCACAAGAATGCCTTCTCGCTGGTTATGGTGCCGATGGTCGCACCTCCGGGTGCGGTTGATGTGGCGCGCAAGAGCTATAATGGCTACAGCGTCCGCGTCATTCCGTACTATGACGGCACCAACGATGCCAGCAACTGGCGTCTTGATGTGCTCTACGGTGTCAAAACCGTTGATGCGCGTCTTGCTACCCGTCTGTCCGGCACGGCGTAATTCATAAAAAATGAGAGGGGCGGGAAACTGCCCCTCTTCCTCTTTTTGAAAACTGGACCATCATGAGCTTTACGCCATCACGTCACGTCAAGGGCATTCTTATATGTGTGCCAGCCTTCGGGCAGGTGATGACGGCTCACACGGCGCAAAGCCTGTTCAATCTTTGCCAGTTCTTGACGGCTCACAAGATAGCCAATTCGATGTGCTGGCTTTCGGCGGCTGATATTGCAGAGGTTCGCAATATCGTTTTGACGAAATGGTATGATGGTCATAAAGAGTATTCTCACCTGCTCTTTGTCGATGCTGACATGGAATTTCCCGTCGCGTTGGTTAAGGACATGCTAGAATTCGGAAAGCCGCTGATGGGATGCCTATATGCCAAACGGCAGATGCCAGCCGTTGCTGTCGGGCGCACGTTTGAACATGACGAGAAGCTGGAACGTGGTTTCATGCGGGTTGCCGGGACAGGTGCGGGTGTGATGCTGATTTCTCGGCATGTCATCGACGTGATGTTGAAGCAGATGCCCGAAATCCTCGATAAAGACGTTAGCGGCCATCCATCAAAACAATCGTTGGATGAATCCGGATCCACCGGGCTTATCCGAGCGTTCGATACGTTCTTTGATGATCGGGGCGTCAAGCTGTCAGAGGACTTGGCCTTTTGCGAACGCTACCGGCGTTGCGGTGGTGAGGTCTGGGCCAACGTCAATCACCTGATCGGCCATATCGGTCCATTCAATTATGCAATCAGATATGCGGACTATCTCGAAAGTAAGGCTAAGGCCGGTTCTGAGGGTGTGACATGACGACATATTCCAGAACGGACCTTGCTACACGCGTCTTGAAGGATTTGGGGCTTGTGGGCGCGGATGAAACGCCCTCGCCCTCAGATTTGGAATGGGCCGAAGAAACCTGCGATTCTGAAATTGCGATGCTCTCGATCCTTGGCTTGCCGATTTGGAATGGATCGGAAGTATCAATTCCTCAAGCTTATCTCACCGCGCTGTCTCGCCGTATTGGTCTGGCGGTTGCGCCAAGTTTTGGCCTGACTGATCCAGCAACCGCAATGCTTGCGATGCGTGAAGCCGAGCGCGTTCTCACCGTAATGGCGGCACCAAGACTTGCAAATCCCCGCCCCATGCGTTCCGATGACGCCGGTTCAACCGGGCATTCATTCAGGTATTCGACCGGACGATGACCGCGCTTCCTATCGCGTTCCAAACCAACACCAGCAAATATAACTACCTCGGCACAACGGCGCTTGTTAACGCCTATGCCGAACAACAGGGCAATGATGCGAAGGGGCCGCTGGCAGTTCTTCCTTCTCACGGCTTAAGCGAATTGGTTGAGGTTTCAGACGCCGTATCGCGCGGCTTTATTTTTTGTGAGGATTTGGATTGTATCTATGCCGTCCATGGCATGAGTGCCTATAAAATCACAAGAAGCGCAGGGATTTACACTTCTACGCGCCTTGGAACACTTCCGGGAACTGACAGGGTTAAAATTAGCCGAAATCAGGCCG